GTATGTTCTCTAGAGTCGCAAGTCAAAAGCAAGCTGCAAAGAACGAGCGACGAGATGCTACCTATGATTTTGGAACTAATCCATGTAGCGAGATCATCCTACGACCTTACCAATTCTGCAATCTATCAGAAGTTGTTGTCAGGGCATCCGATACGTTGTCAGACCTCAAACGAAAAGTTCGTGTTGCGACTATCCTTGGAACTCTACAGGCTACCCTGACTGACTTCCGTTACCTGCGTAAAGTATGGAAGAACAACACTGAGGAAGAAGCATTACTAGGAGTATCACTTACAGGAATCATGGATCATCCGACGTTGTCGGGAAGGAAGGACAAAGGTGTACTCAAAACATGGCTTACTGAGCTACGTGAAGAGGCTATCAGAACGAATAAATCATGGGCTGACCGACTGGCTATTAATACTAGTTGCGCTATCACCGCCGTTAAGCCTTCTGGTACTGTTAGTCAACTGGTGGATTCTGCTAGCGGTATCCATCCACGATACGCACAACAATACATCAGACGAGTACGAGCAGATGCAAGAGACCCACTGTGTGCAGTCCTTGAAGCCGCTGGAGTCCCCGTAGAGGACGATGTAATGTCACCCAGTACCAAGGTATTCAGCTTCCCTATAAAATCGCCTGACGGGGCTGTGGTGGCCTCTGAAATGGGAGCAATGGAACAACTTGAGCTATGGGAGATATATCAGGACTACTGGTGTGAACATAAGCCATCTATGACCTGCTACTACAGAGACGACGAGTTCTTAGAAGTAGGTCAGTGGTTGTACAACAAGTTCGATAAGATAAGCGGTGTTAGTTTTCTGCCTTATTCCGAACATACGTACCAACAAGCACCTTATGAACCCATAGACTTAGAGACCTATGAGAAGCTGAAGGAGGAATTCCCAGAGACGATTGATTGGAACATCTCTGAGAACTCTGACATGACGGAAGGGTCTCAGCAGTTAGCCTGTACTGGGAATAACTGTGAGTTGTAACACTGGGGCTTCGGCCCCTTTTTTATTTAAGTAGTTTATCAAACAGTCCCTTTTTCTTTTTAGGCTTACGACGCGCTGCTTTCGTAGGTGTACGTATACCATACTTTTCTTTTTTATCGTCTGTCAAATAACGATCTATTGCGATGCTTATAGATTTAACATCGTCTAAGGCTTTGTTTTCTTCTTTTGATAATTTACTTGTATCACCCTTAACAAGATAATACTTGTTCATAGCTTTTAAATATTTACTATGATGAGAATCTTCTTCAAAAGACTCTTTAAATTCTTTTAGCTTGTCCTTATTTAAGAGAGCCAACTTAATAGGACCACCACGCTCTGCTAACATATCATTAATGATAGGCATAGAGAGAATAGCACCTTTGTGAAAAAGCTCATGAGCAAATGTATCTGATTCGCTGTTTTGTTCAGCCAATCCTCTTTGCTCTAAAACATATTGAGGAGTAAAGTAAGCAACGTCTTCTTCTCCAGAGTAAGGACTAACTGTACCTGCGCCTCTAACCTGACTGCCCATTTTATCTCGCGTAACCTGATATTCTTGACCGGCTGGCATATAAGCACCTAAGATTAAACCGTCTCTAATTCTTGGAGGACGAGTAAAGGACCTGAACTCAGTATCTTGGTTGCTTAATCCCAAGCCCATCATAAAGCCCAGAGGCGATCCCGGTCTTCCCTGCTCAGGCAGCCTGTTTAGCATGTCAATAACAAACTCATTGCTAATAGCCTGTTCAGCTTGACCCCTAGCACGATTACCATATACAATTGTTGTGTTGTTATTTTTCATACTTAGTCTTCTAACACAGCAGCGGCTGTACCAATAGAGTTTTTAAGAGCAGGAACTTCCATGATATGCTTAAAAGCTTTTTTAGGCTCAAGAGTAATGAGATCAATACCCGCCTTACCGCCTTGCTCAATCAAACCACCAGCAGGTGCAATACTTAAAACAGCAAACTCAAAGGGGTTTTCTTTAAACTGACTAAAACGATACGGATCTAGCGGTGCTTTGTTAAGACTAAGAACAGATAAAGGTTGATCTACTACTGCTTTAAATAGAAGTTCTTCTCCAGTAATTTTGTCTTCTCCTCCTGAAAAAACAAAGTCACGAGCCTCATCAATAACAGCATAGCCTACTCCTGCACTGGCTATATACAAAGCCGCGTTAGATGCCGCTTGTCCTGTGTTGCCGTCTCTGAGATTGTCAAATACTTTTCTTCTTAATAGAGATCGTTGTACGATAGCGAATCCCATTAAGGTATACAAGGGACGAAGAGCAGGAGAATTAGCCCAACGTAAAGGGCGACCTGCAACAGAAATAAGCTGTTGTTGTCCTAGTCCTGCAAAGGCAAGGTCAGTCATTAGCCTTAGTTCTTTTTCTGACATAGCCTCTAAATTTTTACCATGCTTTCTAAAAGCATTAATAATAGTAAACCTATCTGCCTCAGAAAAATAATTACCCCACTTCTCGTTAAACTCCCCCTTTTTAGCTAAGTCATAACCGTTTTCAATAGCGCTGTTCATGACGGCTCGCTTACCCAAACCATCCATACTCTTAAATAAAGTAATCTTAAATCCTTTCTCTAAGCCACTAGCCAATGCTCTATTTGCTTTGTCTATACGAGAAGGATCACCAGCCATACTGTTTAGTTCGTCTACTAACTTACCAGCAAATTCACCCTGCGTTTGTCTGTTAATACCTGTTAACTCGGGATCAACAAAACTTCGTTGCCTCATATTAAAAGCACGATTAGTACCACGAATAGTAGCAGCAACTCCGTTAAGAAGAGGAGAGACAAATACATCGTGTAAGTTAAGTACCGCTGACTTAAAAGACAGCAACGTACCGCCATAGGTTAGTGTCGATAAAAGCTGTGCAACAGCAGGAGCATGTTGTTGAGAACCTATAACCAAATCCTCAATAACACGAGCACCTCTTGCAGCCACTTCTTCCGGTAAGTCTTCTGCAAGACGACGAGCAATAGCTTGAAAAGCTTCTTGGCCTGTAGGACTTTTAACACCAAGAGTACCTACGTCCATACGTTTAGCTATCTCATTTAAGAAGTCATTTTGATTTAGTAATTTAAAGTCAGTCAAAAACGGATTCTGATACAATTGAATCATGTCGTCATCAGCTACTTCTCTATTAGACAATGCTTTTCTAGACTGATCTTGTTGTATCTCTAGGTAGTTCTTACGCCCTCTATCTGCATAAGTACGATCTTTTTTACTTAAGGGCTGTGTCTGTACGTGTAGTCTTTCTGTCTGCACAGATACTTCTTCACCGATATTTAGGCGCTGTTCTTTAAATAACTGGCCTCTGAAGTTAAGATAGTTATTAACCGCTCTTAGCTCTTGACTATTAACACCAGCATCAGACAACCTCTTTAAGAACTGACCACGGTTATTTCCCTTTATACCACGAGCATAATCAAGCATGGCCTTAGCAGCTTCTTTGTTTGTTCTCCATAGTTTTATTACAGGAACCATAGGAAGAAGGAACTCATCATAAGCCCTATTCATCTTACCGCCAGAAGACTCTGCAGCAATTTTAACTAAACCTGCCGCTTGAGGGCTTACTTTGTAATGAAGAGCATCTTCCGCTGTATCAAGAGCTTCAGTAAAACGCCCTACATCTTTTTGTGCGGCTTGCCTACCCATCGTGAACGTAACACGCTTAGGAGCATCAGTCATTCGTCTTAATTCAGAAAAGTCTTCTGCTTTTTCTAACTGCTTACGTAAATTAAACTCAGTTTGCATCTGCTCTCTGGCTTTCATAAACGTAGTAAACTGATCGTCGATAGCTTCTTTGATGTCAGCTTTTTTGTCTACTTTACCGATGCCAGGAATGTCATAACCTTCCTTTGCATTACCAGTAGCACGAAGCCCTGCGTACTCATAACCTCCAGACACCCTTTTAACAGGACCACCACTACCGTCAGGCGTTAGTGCCCTTGCTTCTATCTGAGGTCTGTTATCATCAGTCATCTTCTTGATGTCGTCTGATATGCCTCTAGTAATAGCAGACTCTTCAGCGGCCTCTATCAAAGCCTTAGTACCTATTTGCTCTGCTGTCTTTGTCATACCAAGACCAGCAATATCTTTTACTGCAGACATGAACTTAGTAGGATCACGCGCAACCTGAACAGCACCGCTACCGCCTAATGTAGCTATAGTAGACAACAGTCTAGGACCGTACATAGCAGCAGTACGTTCTTCCATAAAAGGACGATCTAAATCAACGGCTGTTCCTGCCATCATTTCACGAAGAGAACGAACATCATCGCCTGTGAAGAATTCATAAGTAGCACGAACAGGAGAAGCCACAAAATCAAGAGTATCTACAACAGCACCGACACCTGCAGAAGACATCTCTTGTATACCTTCTGCTAAGTTCTCAAGTACAGTGTCTTCAGCCGCTTCTAATTTGTAAGCCGCTTCCGCTCTTTCTTGTTCTGCCTGTGCAAACTCTTCTTCTAACTGCTCACGTTCTGGAGCCGTTTCGTAAACCCTAAAAATATTTTTAAGATCTTCTTCAGTAGGAGGCTTATCTCCAGTTAAAGACAAAGTACGCCCAGTAGTAGGGTCTGTTACTTCATAAGTAGGCATTACTTAACTTCCTCTAACTTCTTTTACCGTATAACCGCCTATTTGTTTTGTTTCTTCTTCTTTTTCTTCTTCAGGTTCAGTAGCAGGTTCTTCAGGAGACTCACCTAACTCAGCATACCGCTGGTCAATTAACTCTTGAATTGCATTTTCTTTAGCCAATGCTGCTAGTCTGGTAGCTTCTGCAGTAATTTCTTCTTCAGTTGGATCACTAAAGAAACTTGTATCTAATGCATCTTTAGCTTCAGCCTCCATCGCCTGTATCTCTCTAAAGTTTGGACCCTTAGTCTTTTCTTTTTCCAGTCTACGTATGTCAGTTCTAATAACAGACTTTCTTGATACCTCACGACCTATCTCGTTTCTTACAGCAGTGTTTAACGACTCTAAAGCATCAATAGCAAGCTTCCGTTCGCCGGGGTCCCATGTTTCTCCCGCTTCGAAATTAGGCTCTTCAATATCATTTAACTCCGACAGAAACTGGTCTCTCAACTCGGGAGCAATATTTGAATCTTCAATTCTTTCTCTTAGTGTGCTAGTAGGTAGAGGTTCTTTTTTCATAGCGGCATTTTCTGCGGCTTTAGTTCTAGCATTTCCAAGCTGTAAGTTAAACAACTCGTCCCTTGCTTTATCCTCTCTCAACTCATTAATAACGTCACTAAAAGGACCTTTCCCGTGTTTTTCTTCAAACGCTTCTCTTTTATTTTCAGGAACAGCATAGTAAGCCTGTATAAAAGTTTGCTCTTGTCGTTGCCGCTCTTTGTCCTCTAAAGCCATCTGAGCCATTTCTCTTTGAAGTGTAGCGTCTTGTTCTTTTTGAGTTCGCCCTGCAATAGAAAGAGGATCTACACCTGCTTGAACAGCAACACGAGACATGATACCTTCTATTCTTTTCTTTTCTGTATCTGTTTTTGCTGCTTGCCTAGCCGCCTCAAGACCGTTAAGACTTGTTAATGCGCTTTGACGCATAGCTTCATTTTTAGCGGCTGTTGCTTGCATTAACTGTTGAGGAGTTTCTGCAATACTAGCCATATAATCGGCTCTTTCAACAGAACCCATGTCACGAAGCATACCCATTTGCCTTCTTTTTGCAGGAGCCTCACCTATTTGTTGAGCAGCAGTAAACAATCCCTCCATATAAGCAGGTTGTGTCGCAGCCTGTAAAAAACTTCTACCAAATCTAGCCATGATTAAAACCTCTTATCTGTTTCTAAAGTAGTCGATCAAATCTCTAACAGGATTAGAACCACTACCACTGCCGCTACCACCAAACAAACCAGCTAATAAACCAGTACCTGCCGCACCCATCAAGTTAGCTTGTCCTAGTCCTGACGCTAACAATGCATCAATACCAGAAGCAGTAGCTTCACCAAACAACCCTGTACCGTACAACTGAGCTTGCTGTGCTTGAGCCGCCGCAGTTTGTCCGGGAGACAGCGCTGCAAGCATTTGTTGCTGTGGTAGGTAACTACCCATGAGGTACTGTTGTCCTAGTGCTGCTTGTTGTGCTTGCTCTGCTTGAGCCTGTTGCATGGCACCCAGCATAGCCCTGTTACGTGCTTCTTCTTGAGCTTGGGCCAATGCAAACTGCTCAGGCGCACCGCCAAACTGTGCAGTACGTACACCTAAACGACCTTGTGCTGCTAGTCTTTCTTCTAATGCAAGACGTTGACGTTCCTCTTCAGGAGACATGGTAGTTCGCATTCTCTCGAAGATCTCAGCCTCACGATCCGCTGTAGGCATTGCCGCTTGTTGATAGAACTGACCTGCTCCACCAAACAGTTGGTCACGCATAGCCTGTTCTTCGGGAGAAACAGCCATTGTATACTGGCCTTCTGGACCAGCCATAAACTGTCCACCAGTAGCAGTAGTAACAGTGTACGGTCTAAATGCTGCTTGCTCTAACTGAGTCTGTGCAAGTTCTTGACCTAAGCCTAATCCTCGTTGACCGATATCACCTAATCTGCCATAAGCACTTGTAAGTAATCCAAGACCAGCAAGACCCTGTGCGCCGCCGTCACCTAAGAATCCAAGAAGAGCGTCAGTAAGAGTTCCAGAATCTCCTGTTTCTCCTGCTGACGCTGGTGCTCCCGGTTTAGAAGCCATAGCGGGACTTCCTAAAGTTTGGAAAATACCGCCTTGATTTTTCATTTGTCTTTGAAAATCCAAAGTAGGGTTTATACCCATTAGTCCATTGCTCATAATACTTTACCTATCAAAGCTAGTATATTAATTTCCTGTAAAGAAAGTTGAAATCCGTCTATATCTGACTCAAGACCTACAACAACACTGGTGCCTCCACCAGCGGCGTTAAGGCTTACTTGATTAGTTAACTGACCTGCCGTAAACTCTGACAACGGCACTGAATTAGGACCAAACTCATTCACTGCATAAAAAGCAGGGATTTGGCTGCCAGTTGTAAACTCTGTTGTTCTATAAACTGTATTAAAATCGTAGGCAAACTTCATAAATATTGTGGAGTTGTTTGCGCCTACTATTGTTGGTTTAATTTTCTTTAAAAACTTAACACGAGCAGCATCACCAAAAGTCAAACTAGGGCTGTAGTATCTAAAACGATACTTGTCGTTGTTATCTCTGTATCCCGTGTATTCGCTGATACCGTGCGTTGTTCCTATGTATACTTCACCGCTTTGTAGTCTTTTATAAGATTTAAAAATAGAACTAGGCCAACGAGTAACACGGTAAGACCCGTCTTCTAATGTACCTCTAGTGTCAAAACAATAGGTAGTTGTTTGTCCTGCAAATGTAATCAAATAAAAGTTTTCTTCTGGGCTATATAAAGATCTAAAACTTTCTGTTTCTGTTTGTAATAAAGCAACAATGTCTTTTGTAATTGTTTTTGACAAAGACGTTATAGGCATTGACTTTTCTTGAATGACACGTCTAAAACTACGCAGACCTGTATGTGACAAGAAGATAACATCTGTTCCTGTATACTGCACCGTGTCTCTGTCAACACAACCAATGCCATTAATAGTGTCAGCCAATGTCATTGTTGCTGGTGCTTCTGCTCCTTGGTATACAACAATACTATGACGACCAAAGATAATTAGTAGTCCGTTGTGCGCCGATAACGCTACAATTTCGTCGTAACCGTCAGGCCATACTTTATCTAAATTAATTGATCCACTAGTACCGCCAGCAAAATCATGACCTATAAGTAAATCAGACCAGTAAACAGTAGACTTATCCCCGTTAACGTCAGCCACCCAGAGACGACCGAAAGCAGACAATACTTCATTACCGTATATTGCAGAAGTAATACCAGCAGCACCAGATACTGTAGACAACAGCACAGCAGAAGCACCACCGTCATACACAACAGGTTGTTGATCTCTTTGAAAGAAGTATGCTTTATTATTAAAGTTAACTACTTTCCAGTTGTTATTATTAATAGCATAACCACCGGGAGTAATATCAGTTAAAGTAGTAGTTCCTTTAAATAGTTTGCTGTTACCCGCGCTTAAAATTTCTGTTGATCCAGAAGCACTTTCAAACTCATGAATAACAGTTATTGGATTAGAATCTAAAGGTGTAGTACTTGTTGTTATAACTTCAAATCCTTTACGTGCAGCAATACGTCCTCGCTTGTCAATTACAGCATTGTCTGCAATATCAGCAAAGGACGGGTCTTGAGCCAGCGGAGAGTCTTCAGTGTTAACACCTTTGAACGCCGGAGCTACAAGATTAATACTACGTAGTTCTTGAGCCATATTAGATAGTCCTAAAGATCATCTCTTCTGGGTGCTTTGCCGCATCAATAGCAATAGCGTCTGATAGGTACTTGTCAGCAATAGCAAAGTACTCAGCAGTAGAAGTACCGCCTGTCTCACCACGTTCACGAGCTAACAAAGCCACCGCAAGATGGATCACAGGCTGTGAAGGAACTAAAAGGTTATCATCATCATTTACTAATTCTGATTGACGCTTGACTAACTGAAACACTACTTGATAAGACGCATCAGGCATTGGATAAAGTTGTATTTGAGTATTGCCGTCGCTGTCTAGACCGTCAAAGGTGTAGTACTGAGGCTGTCCTGTAAGACCTCCTTTAGCGGCTATCAGTAGCGTTTTGTTAACGTACTTTTCGTTGTTAAACCAATCTTTTGTTTGATAGCCAAGCTCTATACGCGAAGTAGAATTAAACGCTGACATTACTTTTACATCGTCACCGCTATCGGTTAAAGAATACACATTATCGTCAGCAGTAACAAAAACTGTTGTATTGTCACGCAAGCCAGACCAATCAGCGGCTTGTTCAACCATTGTCTTAGCGTCGTTAATAAAGTCCCCAGCCATCTTGGAGTAAGTGTTTTGATTTACAGTAGTAACTTCTTCTTCACGTAAACGACGAAACACGTTGTTCATTATATTAAGATATGTCATGATAAGAACTCACTAAATAAACTACTTACAATAGGTGCTTGAGGAAGAATAGGTTTAGGTATAGCAACAGGCGTGTAACCTATAGATGCCATGTAAGGATTAAACCGAGGAGTAAGCATACCTGTAGACGCGACTCCACCGCCTCCTCCTGCACCTTCACCAGAAGACCCAACAGCAATAGGATCAAAAACAACGCGAAACGGATCTTGCTCTGACTGTCCTACAGGATCGTAACCAACGGAACCGCCTCCAAGTCCACCACCTCTAGGAGGTTCTTCACCGTCACCTCTGTCTTGTCCTCTACCAGTACCTGTACCTTCACCTTCAGCGCCTGTACCTTCACCTTCAGCGCCTTCGCCTTCCTCTCCTTCTTCTACTGGTGGAGGAAGATCAGGAAAGGGAATATAAATTGGCATATCAGGATCAACATCAACATCAGTGTCAATAGTACTGCGACCGATATCAATTTCTTCTTCTAGCTCTGTAGGAAGCTCTTCAGGAGGTCCTTCTAAATCTTGTTGCTCAAGCCATTCTTGATAACCACCTGCTTCTAGTATTTGTTGCGCTATTGCTCTAAGCTCTTCTACATCCGCAGAAGGATCAATACCACTTCTAACTGCTGCTACAGTTTCAGGATCAAGACCGCCAATAGTTCCTTGAGTGCCTGCCATTACCTGAGCAAGAATTTCAAAGATGCTTTCTACGTTACCTAACTCTGTCGGCTCTCCTCGTTGATCTGGTACATCAAGCTCCATAATATCTAAAGGAGTTCTACCCTCGAACTGACCTAAGTAGTTTGATAGCGCCCCTGCTCTAGCAGCATCCTGTAGCATAGAAATAGAAAAAGGATCAGTAATAGAGTACTGCCCAAACAAACCACCGCCACCTACATCACCTTCTTGGAAGGTTTCTTGCGCCTCTTGACCCATTTCTTCTGGAGTAGGTGTTTGGGTTATTTCTCTTAAAAGATCTTCTAACGTTGCCATCTTATTTTTTCCAGTTAGCCAGACCACGTAGGCCAAACGACGCCGCCACTGCTGCGCCTAAGAACGCTTTGTACCACTCAGGCATACCCTCAAGGACAGAAAAGCCCTGCATAACTACAGGCACTGCTGGTTCGTAAAACGCAAGAATACATGGAATAGAAAACAACAAGGTAAACCACTCGTCTTTCCATGATGAACCCGCGTTACCAGCCTGTATGTTTTCCCAGTTGCTGTCCTGCTTAATAATCTCTAGTTTTCGTTCATGCACTGCACGTTTTTCTTCGGCCTTACGTTCAAGAAAGCCTGTAGCAAGAGAAACAAGGGGGCCAAGCAACTGCTGGATCATTATCTAAACCCGTACATAACTAAACCGACCACAGCACTAACCAAAATCCACACGAAACGTTCAGCTACTTTTACTGACTGAGAGTTGTAACCAACAACAGACTTTAAGGTGTCAATGTCGTTTTCTTGCTCATCAAGACGATACTCAAGTCTATCAATCCTTGCACTACCTGCTACTAGTTTTTCGTCTACACGAGCAATCATAGACATAGCTTCTGCAAGCTTGTCTAGTTTAGTTTCAATTCTGTTAAGACGTACTGCTTGATCGTCCATGCGGACCCCTTAATACATATATGTCCAGCTAGAACGGTCTCGATGTTCAGTACCTAAACGTACCTTACATGTACCTGAACCAAAGTTACCTGTCTTAACACCAATCTTGTAAAGAACAAGTTCGGGTTCATAGCCGTATGTTTCTGTATCAGCAGTAAATGAATCAACATCAGTAAACGTAGTACCGTCTACTCCTGTTTGACGCTGCACTGTTACTTCTGTGCCACCAGCAATACCAGTAATAGACACGTTAAAGTATCCCTGTATTGCAATCTCATCGCTGAATGTGTTTTGAGCGGTAATGCTCTTTGTTACTTCGCCTGACATTAGAGTGTCTCCTGTTAATTAAGTGTTACCAAGGCATACCATCGGCAGACACAGGGTTCTTCTGCGCTTCGATGTTAGCTGTCAGTGCCGCTTCGGTATCTGACTGACTAACCTCTGCGTGTACCCAGCCCAATACAGTAGATTCTGTCAGGTCAGCGTAAGCAATAAAGTCAGCCGCATCAGCGTCAGGTGTAAAGCTACACGTGCCGTATGCAGAGGCAGTGTAGGTCACAGCGTCGTCGCCAGAGCCTACAGTTTCAGATTCAGTTACACGCCAGTGGGCCACTTGCACCCCTCCTGTCGCAATATCACGCTCAAGGTTAGCTATAGTCCATGTAGCCATTAGCTTTCTCCCAGTTAAATAGCGGCAATGATAAAGGCAAGCAGTTGATCGTAACGAACACCCATGCGTGAACGCTCCTCACCAGTTTCTTCATCAGTCCAAGTTGAGTTAATAAACATTCCATAACGTCCAGCGTCTAAGCCTTCAGCAGTAAACGCATCTTGTAGGTCTTGAGCAATGATGCCGAAGTGAATACGAGCTTCGTCGCCCTTTTCTTCTACAGCAGAAATCCAACGGAACTTACGCAACAATCCTTTAGCCGCAACTGCCACACGACGCTCTGCGTCTGATAGCTCTTCAATGTCCTGCTTTTCGTTACGGTCAGACGTTTGGATGGTGCCATTGGCGGCGTAAATGTCTTTGAAGCGTCCGCCTGAGTGTCCTAAATCTATAGCGTTATCGCTTGACGCCCCAGCAGAGGTTGCAGGGACAATCGAAGGCAAACTATCAAAGAAACGTAGGTTAGCTACGCCAGTGCCTATATACATATCACTAGAAGCGGTACCAATACTACCGACTGTTGTGTTGTCTTTGCGGAACTGCAAAATAGAGCCGTCGTTTGTTTGTCGATTGAAGTTTGCCACAGTATTAGAGTCGCGAGATGCGGCAAGAAAACCATCATTACGCGCTTCAATACCAGAAGTGGAAATACCTACAGAGGTTTTACCAACCAGCAAGTTTTGCGAGTCGTCGATGCGCATGGCTTCAGCATTATTTGTACCAAATCTAATAGGGTTAGCATCGGTAGTGTTAATAGCAAGACCGCTACCGTTATGAAAACCGTAAGACTTGTTTGCTATCCAAGCCTTGCCAGAACCACCTTGTTGAAAATTAAGTACAGACCCTCCACTATCGTTAAAATTATTTATTGAACCAGTTACGGTGATGCCTGTGGAGGTTGTGGCGAGTTTGGCTGAACCACCTCGTTTAATGGTTAGTTCGCCAGAGGCTACATCTATCTCGCCTCCTGTCCCAGTAGAAATTAAGCGTAAATCAAAATCGTCACTAAATGGACTTTTTAAATCAATAAACGCACCTGATGAACCGCCAAGTTCAATAGTGCCGTATCCTGATGAGTTTTCTATAGATAAAGTATTGTCGGCTGTTATTGTGCCATTTACATCAAGATTACCGCCAACAGTTAAGTCAGAATTGATATCAATGCCGCCCTCAAAGATAAGCTGGCCTTCGATAGTCACATTGTAGAATGTAGGGTTGCGGCCAAAGACGCCGCCTAAATGTTTGATAGTCATATCAGCCTCTTAGTTTTGCCATTACCATCTTAATGGCGACAGTAGTGGGGAGAATCGTTAA